ACATAGTTACTCCAATCATCTATACCAACTCGTTTAAAGGCGACATCTAAAAATTCTCCAATGGTATGTTCTACACCTGTAGCGATAACATAATCATCAGGTTCATCTTGTTGTAACATCATCCACATTGACTTAACATAATCAGGTGAGTATCCCCAATCTCTTTTAGAATCTAAGTTACCTAACCTTATGTGGTCTTCATATCCTAAGTATACTTTAGCAACACCATCAGTAATCTTACGAGTTACAAATTCTATACCTCGTCTTTCTGATTCGTGATTAAATAAAATACCACTAACATTAAACATATCATATGATTCCCTATAGTTCTTTGTAATCCAATGACCATATAATTTAGCGACACCATAAGGTGAACGAGGATAGAAAGGTGTAGTTTCACTTGCTGGATTCTCTACCATACGACCAAACATTTCAGATGTTGATGCTTGGTAAAACTTAATCTCTTTACCATATTCTCTTATAGCTTCCAACATTCTTAAAGCACCAAGACCTGTTACATCACCTGTTTGTTCTGGTGTATTCCAACTCTCACCAACAAATGATTGAGCAGCCAAATGGTATATCTCATCCGGATCACATTCTTTTATACACCTAAACAAAGAGTTTTGGTCTGTTAAATCACCATTTAAAAATGTTATTTTTCCCTCTAAGTGTGAGGTGTTTAATCGATTAGGATAAGAGGTTCGTCTCTCCATACCGAATACCGTGTAACCTTTCTCTAATAAGAAATCAGCAAGATGGCTACCGTCCATGCCATTAATACCTGTTATTAATGCTGTATTCATTTTTTCTCCATTATATTTTTAAAATCTTCATATGTATTAAATCTATTTTGTGATTTTCCAAATGTTGATAAATTTACATTAGCCAAATGTTTCAAATTCTCATACCAACCACCTCGTTGGTTTGGTCCTTTTTCTTGTGTACATATTCTATCACCTTCCATTTGTAAACAATATCTTCTTTTCTTTGGGTGATTTCTATTATGAACTTTCAAAATATTTTTTATAACAAATTGAACATAGGCATCTCCCATTATTTGTTTACAACTACTCATCATACTAGTATCATCAACCGCATGACCTAAAATACATCTTGGAACATTCACACCATTTTTTAACAAATCCGAACTCAACACCAAAATAGATCCATCAAATTGAGGTTGTTTTAAAACTCGAACATCCAATTCATCACATCTTTCATTTATCTCATTCATCTCATCAATAGACATTGAGTATCTAATACTATGTGGTTCTGTAAATGCCTTTTCATTTCTTGTACCATCTGGTAACTCAGTTTCGTAATATTGTTTATCAGTAAATTCGTTATGCTCTAAAACCTTCCAAGAATCATCCCACATTTTTCTTAATGCAAATGTAACTACATATCTGTATATGTTATTTTGATTAGCATACTCTTTCAATGAATCTAGTGTACCAAATGTCTCTTTTGGTAACAATGCATCTGACTCACCCCATATTACATAATCATTATCTACACAACCATAATAGTTTAAGTCTCTTCTATAATCTACCATTGTAATAGGATTGTCATTATCTTCATATATTTTATATGTAACATTACAACCAGTAGACTCAACTGACTTTACTAATTTTAAAAACTTTTCTATCAAATCACCCTTTGATATTTCTTCTCTATTTATTTTTTCAAAAAACTCAGAAATATTATAGAATAAATCTATCGTAATATTATCTTTATTTTCAACCGTATTAACAGCATTAATCAAACTTTGTATATGTTCTTTAACCATATCAATTTCATAGAACATGATATGCGTTCCAATTATATATTTATTATGTACTTTCATATTTTTTTACAGAGTATCCCTTCCCATGTTTCATCTAAATCTTTATTTTTTACAGGTTTTTTTTCATAAAATTCCATTTCTTCCCCAAGATATGATATAAATTCTAATTTTTCATCTTTTATAAATTTGTGAACTGCTCGTCTAACACCAAAGTTATCTTCGCTAAGTGTATAATCATCAAACACAAAATAACCTCCCATCTTTACATACTTTAAACCATTTGTTATATCAGAGCAACATTCTTCATATCTATGAACACAATCGATAAATATAGCATCTAATTCCGGAAAGTTCCACTCCGTAGCATAAGCATCTAGCGGAATAAACTTAACATTATCTCTATCCTTTAAATAGGTATATGGCGTGTCTCCTATTTTTCCCATTATTCTAGTGTCGAAATTATTTGGATGTTCGATAAATAAAATATTTTTAAACAAATAACTTAAAATTCTAGTCGTATGACCACCCCAACCAGAAACTTCAGCTATCGTATTTAAATTTTTATCTATAAAAAAATCTATCAAATCCGATTTAAACTTACTTGTAGTTGTAGCATATGCATCTCTTTTATCTTTAGTATTTTTCATTATTTCTTCTTTAGTAATTATCATTTTATTTTCCATATAAGTAATTATAAGTTGCTTCCATCCACGCTCTGGGATGTGGTTTTACACCACAGTTAAAATGATATACCCATCCATATTTAGTATGCAACATATCATTTCCCAAGACTTCAAATCTATTCATATCTTGCATATTAAATTCATATGGTAATATCTTTAAATCAATATTATGTTTTTTTAGTAAAAAATTCATCGGTGTTTGATCTGTCCCATTAAATAATTTATTTTGTATTTGTAATAAATTGTCTTTATTATTTAAATAAAATTCAATAACAGATTTCAAAAACTCTTTATGTTTTTTATTAAAAATTTGAAAACCACCATTTATATACTCATAGTATGGAAACATTTTATTATCAAAAAAATAATGACTATAGTTTTCCATGCTCCTTATAACCCAATCCATACTACCATAGTTATGAACACCAGCGTATTTATGTTCTGTGAGTTCAAAGAAGTTTGGGCAGTTTGGGTGAACTAATGTATCCGCATCTACCATTAAAACTTGGTCATAATCAACACCATCATTTTCTAACATCTCTAAGGCATGATATCTTTGCCAAGTTATTTTCATTTCATCATAGTCATAAATTAAATCTTCCATTACAACTAATTTACAATCGTTTATATCACACCAATGTTTCCAACTTTTTACTGATAAGTCGTATGCAACTTCGAGTAAACGTTTTTCATCTGTTCCTTTAACTTTTGGTATGAATACTATATTTTTTTTCATCTTACAATTTTGTCTTTAATGAACTTTATTATGTCACCTTTTGGTTTCCAACCTAACACATCCCTAGCTTTTGTATCTTCATTTAATGTTTCTCTCATTTCACCAGGTCTTGCTGGTATATACTCAACTTCTGTCTCTCCAAAAGCATCTACTAAATCAAGAATAGAATAATTCTTACCGTTACCCAACTCAAATGATTGCCCATTTACATCACCATTGCCCCAAACATCTAAATGAGCTTCTCCACATCTAACTAATCCATCTACAATATCACCAACATATGTAAAATCCCTTCGTTGTTCTCCATCACCTGTAACTGTTAGAGCTTTTCCTTCTTCATACAACCTTTCAAAAATACCTAACACATTGCAGTAAGCACCCTCTGTTGCTTGATGTTCACCATAAACATTGTAAAACCTACATACAGAAGTTGGTAAGTCGTATATCTTATTGTATAAATTCAATAAATGTTCATTCTGCCACTTAGTAAATGTATAAGGGTTTGCGTAAACATCACCAGTTACAGAAGAAGAACCAGCATAAATCACAGGTGTCTCCCAATGTCTAGCCCACTCTAAAACATTTATTGTTGTCATCGGACCTGATTTAAATGTATCAACTGGTTTTTCAAAAGATGGAACTATTCTTGGAAGTGCAGCAAGATGGAATATTATATCAACCGGTTCGATTTGACAATCACAGGTAGTATCACATTCGTCCTCATCCCATAGAGCCCACCAAATACTATCTGATAAGTCTTTGTCATAATATTGACAACCTTTTTGTTCATTCTCTTTCTTACCTGTGGAGTAATTATCTACTGAAATGACCTCATATCCGTCTTTCATTAATCTTTTTATTAAGTTAGTGCCTACAAATCCAACACCACCTGTAACTAAGGCTTTCATATATACATTCCTTTTATTGCATCCCAAGTTTGTCTCATCATATCTTCCCTACCACCCCTTTGTGGAAAACCACTATAAAACCATATGTAACCATGTTTTATAAAAAAAGGTGTTTCGTCTTGTTTGAGTTGCCAGTTGTGACTTAGCCAATCAAACCTATGTAAATGATTTAAGTAATAAGATGGTGGTAATTTATGAACGACATTGACATTTTCTATTTGTAATAGATAGTTATAAACCGGTTGATCTGTTCCTCGTTTTACTTTATCATTTTGTAATATCATTATATCGTCATAATTATCATAATAAAAACTTTTTAGTTTTTCTAAAAAAGCTTTGTGTTCCTTATCAAATATCTGCCACCCACAACTAGAATATTTTTTTAAATCAAATCTAAAATTTGAATAATGATTTTTAAAAAATTCCTCATAACCTGTAACACCTTCATTTACCCACCTAATATTTTCAAGTGACCTAAATAAATTTACCTCGCCATTATTAACGAAATCAAAAAAGTTTGGCGTATCCCATCTAATGATTGTACAAGCATCTATTAATGCTATCTTATTATAATCTATTTTAGTTCTATCTAATTGGTCAAATAAATCAAACCATCTTTGCCAAGTTATCTTATGTTTAACATGTTCATCATCAGAAGGCGTGTCATAAATTACAAGTTCAACATTGTTTTTTTCACACCAATACTCCCAAGATGGGATTGAATATTTAAAGTATTTAAATCCACCATGTTTTTTATTTAAGTATTCATGTTGACTTGCTGCTGCTATTAGGAATACAACATTTTTCATTTAATAAAACCTATTTTGTATATACATAAATATAAACTATTTTATCAAAAACTTCAAGCATTTTTTATTTTTATGTTTAATTTATTTCCTATACCCTTTCCACTTTTTAAAGAAAAGCACCAGTCATGATGAGGACAATAAAGATTTTCACCTTCAATTCTTCCGTTAGATAAATCACCTAGTGCATGAGGACAATACCTTTGAATCTCTAGCCTCTGACCATTGATTTCTTTAATGAATGTTTCTTGAAGTTTTTTATCCCTTTCCATCAATTTATGATGTTTCTCCAAATATCGAAAACAGTCCTCGTCAGCAAATTTTAAGAAATTGATTAATAGTTGGTCAAATTCATCAGGCTTTCGAAAGACTTTAAATCTAAAACTTAAAAACAAATCTTCCCAAAATAATTCTTTTTTAAAAATTAAGTTTAAATATTTAGCATCTATATCGAACTTATACCAATATTGCTCAGACCATAAAGCCTGAGTCGTGTGATGTTGACTAACACCATTACTAACTTTCGAAAAGTCAATTAATATTTGTTCTCTAATAGAACCGAAAACATTTATCAATAACTTACCTTTACTATTTTCTCTAAAAAATTTATTTGATTCTATTAATGGTTCAAAATAATTTTTACAATCTGTCAACAAACTAGTTTGAGTTGGCTCAGAAATTTTTTCCATACTTTCTTTTATTATCTTTGTTCTTCTGTCTTTATATTTTTTTAAATAATTTCTCTTGTCAGAATAAAACTCCTTTTTCAAATTATTTTCAGATATTAATTCACAATTGTCTTTTGTAATCTCATCGCCTGGTGTAACCAATAATATTTGATTATTTAGTTTTGAACTAAGTTTTTCATAAATAAAATCACCGGTCATGAAAATTGAATCTTCAATAAAATTTAAATGAAAAAATTCTTCATCCAAGAAACATGGAGGACCTGCACAAGGAATCGAAATATCAGCATTCAAAGCCTTGACCGTATTTTCAGCTTTTTTCAAATATGATTTTATCTTACTTTGTCTAATCCTTCTTTGTTCCTCATCCGAATACTCATAAGAATGTGGATGCCATGAGGCGCCTGCTACTTGAAAAAATAAGTAATCCACATTATCAAAATTATTATTTATCCACTTTTTATCATCAGTTGACAAATTCATATCATTCGCATTTACTATAACTTCGGAGTCGGTTTTAAAAATCAAACACGCATCATCCCAACCTGGTGTGCAAATAATTGGTGTATACTGAATCCCTTTTAGGTCGATTGTTTTTTTGGTCGGAACTTCTATTATTTCATTATCTATGGCATCTGATATTAGATTATAAAATCTTCGGTTTCTGAATTTTGGAATTATTACTTTTACTTTATCATTTAGTGTTTTCAACCATAGTGGATCGAAGTGGTCTTGGTGTTCATGTGAAATACAAACAAAGTCTAACTCATCTTTCCATGTCATATCAATTTGACTATTATCAGGAAATTGATGCCAATTATGTAAAAACGCACCAGTCTTTGAGAACCAAGGATCAGTAACTATTGAAACATAATTACTCTTTATGTAAATACACGCATGTCCTAAAAATTTTATCAAGCTCGTAAATATTGCGTTATTGTTTTTATCCACAAGTCTTTTAAGTCATCACCTCTTGTTGTTCCCCTACCATAATGATACACAAAAGGTTTATCATTTATCCAACCTTGTTCTCCGTGTGGTAAATCTAAAATATGATATTTTTTTAATTCACTTTGGTTTAAACTATTTTCACAAATATAAAACTTTTTATTTTTCTCTCTTGCCCATAATGACAATAATCCTAAAGTATCTTTGTAATGAATATTAGGGTACAAATCACCTTTTTCAAACAAGTAATCGGAATCAAATATTGATCGTTTCATTACCGACCATTGTGGTAAATTTGCTTGGTCAATATCATGTCTCCAAGCATAACATACAAATTCGTTTTCTTCTAACATCGGTAATATATCATCTGTCCACTCATTTAAAAACACAACATCGGTTTGTATAAAACTGACATACTTACTCTTTCCAGCAAGTAAACCTATTTTAAGACCTTCTGCAAGTGAATAACTTGCTAAATGAACTTTTCTTCTATCATGTTTTGTGTGTATCCAAGGATCTTCTATGTCCTTTTCTAATCCAGGAATAGAACTATCAGGTAATTGTTCAACTCCCTTCACGATATGGACATTATCATTATCTTTAAACAATTCATTTAATACATCCATATCACGAACATCACCATTGTTAACCACATAAAATTTATATGGTATCTTGACAAATTTTTCTATACTTTCCAATACAGTTTTTACTAGATCTGGAGTTTTCCAATTTACCGTAATAAAATCAATGTTAGACATATTCAATCCCTTGTTTAATTTTATCTTTTTTTGTTTCAAAATAATTATGACCGTCATCCAATGCTGTTTGTCTTTTTCTACCTTCTAAATTTAAAGAAACTTGAATACCATGTGTTACAGCTTGTGAAAAATCCCAATAATCAGAGTGTCGTGTTCTCGTATACAACCAAGGATGAATAGCAGTTAGTCCACATATTTTCATTAATGCGGTTAAAGTTCTTTCATCAAACAAACAATAATGAAATTCAAAATCATATGTTTGACCACCAACTAAAGGACCTAAAACATTTTCTAATTTATCTGTCTTGTCATATATTTCAAGAGCACTTTTAAATGATGGAACTGAAATTCTGACTATACCATCTACCTTAACAACTCTAACCCATTCTTTAAGAACTCTTTCCACATCGTTTCTTGGATAGTGCTCTAATATATGAGATGCGTAAATCATATCAAAAGTATTATCGTCAAATTGAGAAAGGTCATCGGCTGAACTAACATGGTCTACACCATCAAAGTCTCTCCCATCAAGATTTTCAAATGGTGATGGTAAAATGTTAGGACCACATCCTATATGTAGAAATCTGTTACTCATTTAAATACTCATTAGTTTTTTCTAACCATTCTACCAAAGAGGCTTCAGGCCTATAAGCTCCTCTCGTTTGGTGAAGAAGAAATGGTTTGTCATTTACCCAAGCTTGTTCAGCATCAACTACATCTATAACATGCTCCTTAGAGGACATATGCCAATCTGAAATATGACCTTTTTCAATTCTATAAGCGATTCTTTTATTTTCATTCCAATATGAATTTTTGCATATATAAAAATCATAATCATTTTGTTGTGCAAAATATGTTATGTTACCCCAAATATCTCTATAATCACAATTTGGATACAAATCATGTTCTTCCATCATATTTCTCTTCATTAACCAAAACATAGGTCTTGCCATACCTAACTCAGGTTTAGGATTTTTAGCCTCTTTAAATAAAGTACCAGGATCCCATCTGTTCGATATGAAAAGATATTTTTCTAACATTGGTACGATATCATCAACCCATTCATTTAAAAATATAGCATCTTGATCCATACAACAAACATATTTTCTTTTACCAGCTTTCATCCCAATTGCATATCCTAGCTCACCATATTTACTACCAGAAGCAACTTCACAACCATCAATTTTACCTTTAAAAACAATATTACCATTTTGTCTAAAAGTACCATCGTTACCTATTATACTTGTTTGTGATTGATCTGCACCTTTTAAAATAGTTATCTTATCATCTCCTTCAAATATATCCTCTAATTCTTTTCTTTCTTTATCTTCATCAACATAATTATTTACTATGTAAATCCCATAGTCTATTCCATTAACATATTTGTGGATACTTTTAACAGCCATTTTCGCATAACTTGGTTTACAATGACTAATTATAACAAAATCAATACCTTCTTTATACATTATATTTCTCCATAAAATAATTAATTGTTTCTTTAATACCATCTTCTAATCGTGTAAATTTAAAAGATGGAAAATGGCTTCTAAATAAATCATTAGAACATAGTTTAGTATCAGATGTGTAGCCTTTAGTGTCCCAATTGATTTTTCCCTTATAATTAAAATGGTCTACCATAATTTCAACTATTTCTCGCACAGAAGCACTCTCATTAGAAGATACTATAAAAGGTTCTGTATATGAAAAATCATCCAATGATAATAAATTTAAAACCTTGTTAACATCTTTGCCGTAAATAAAGTTTCTCGAAGATTTACCGTCACCCTTTAACTCAATGTCAGTTTTATTTTTAATTGAATCTATGAACTTACAAATTAATATGGGTATTACTCCATTATCTTTTTTTTCAACGTTTAAACCATAAGTGTTAGACAACATTGGCGTTATACATTTTATTCCATACTGTTCGCTATACAATTTAGAAAGAATGTGTAAAACTCTATTTTTATGAGATTCGGCATAACAAAAATCAGACGGATTAGTTTTCCACAAATATTTTTCAACCACAACACCAACTCCTTGAATAGCATTTATAGATGAAACTGATATTATTTTTTTTACTTTACATAATTCTCCAGCTTTGTAAACATTTAAATTAATTGATGTATTTTGATGAAAGTGATCTGCTTGGTTTTCACTCATTGTTTTGTGATTTCTTTGATATGCTGCACAATTGACGATTGTATTTATGTTGTTTTCAGATATACATTTGGTGATTTTATCTAAATCATGCAAATCACATGATTTTCTATCGAATTTAAAATCAGCAAAATCAATGTGTGAACCAACCAAACCATTAGAACCAAATAAACCTATCATAAATATTTATCCTCTACCCACTTATTACACCAATAAATTACATAATCAATGTCCTCTTCAACCATTCTATTATGAACTGGTAAAGATATAAACTTCAACCATTCTGTATCTGCTACCGAATAGTGTCTATTTTGTAATAAAGGTTTGTACATATGAAGTGGTTTGAAATGTACCGATGTGTGTATTTTTTTTTCTGCTAAATAATCAATCAAATTATCTCTCGTTACCTTACTACTATAACCACTACCATCTGGTGCTGGATTTATTATTTTTTCTGGTATTCTTGGACAATAATATTGTACGGTTTCTGAATGTGGTGGTCTTTCAAATATAGGATGTAGTTCCTCATTATATCTTTTTTGCACATGCCTACGAAACTCCAAATTAGCTGGTAGTTTTTTCATCTGTTCTAAACAAATAGCAGCTGCTATATCAATCATGTAATACTTGTAACCAAGTATGTCTACTTGATAATCCCAAGCATATCCTGGTGTAGCACCACTAGCTCTACTCCAAGTAGATGATACTCCAAACCAAGTCATCTCTCTACACTTTTCAATTAATTCTTTATCATTACTTGTAATCATTCCACCATCACCACACGGCATTGTCTTGACTGCTTGAAATGACCAAACTGCCACATCACCACCTTGTCCAGCACCTGGTGTGTAACAACTATGAGCAGTATCTTCAAGTATGAACCCACCAAATACTTTTCTTAGAGCTTCGTAATCAGCGGAGACACCAGCTTGATTTACAGCTATCATAACTTCACTATTTGGTTTCTTATACTTTTCTACATCTTCTGGATCTATACACAATGTATCTCTCTTTACATCAACTATGTTAGTAGTAAACCCATTCCATAATGGAATCATCGCTGTGGCTATAAAAGATATCGTTGGATTAATAACATCAATACCTTTGAATCCCATAGCTTTCATGACCAAATCTTGACCGTGAGACGCACTTGTGACAGCCACAGCATATTTGTGACCAACCATTTTTGCAAACTTCTCTTCAAATTCAGCCACTTTAGGACCTTTGCCCCACCATCCACTTTCTATGACTTCTTGAAGAGCCTGTATCTCTTCTTTCCCACCTTTGGGAGCTAATACCGGTAACATCTTATCTCTAATTTCCATTATCTTCCTCCGAAAATACTTCCACCATCAAAACATTATTATCATTTATCATTATATAACGACCATCCTTACATTTAAATTTAGTAAATTGCCCTTGTTCTATTGATAATGTATCTATCCCATGAATAGTTTTTCTATAACCTTCTTTAAAGTGAATTATTTGTGTAACATATCTACCCTCATGTGCAACCGAGGATAATAAATTCTTTTCACTCATTTATTTTACCCTTATTACATTTACATTACTAAAATCACAATCATAATCAGTAGTGGTAACTATGGTAAAGTTCTTTTCTTTTTGTGTAGACAAAAAATTAGTTAAGAAATCTCTCATCATTTTCGGGTCTTCTCCTCTTGATACCAAGTCAGCTTTAGACTTACCATACGCGTAATCTGATTGATAAAAGTCTAAACCAATGATAAAAATATTCTTTTTACCATAATCAATTGTTCCATGAACAACTCCAGCAATACCAGAAGTTGGATATGAATAAGCATATCTTGTATCTCCATCTGGTCTAGTACCTCTCTTAAACATATAATCTTTGTGTATATCACTTAATACATATGATGGTATTGTTTTACCATCATACCCTTCGATGGATTGTGCTGAGCCTGGCACAGTTTCTCTTACATATGGTAGTACCAACTTATTTATTTTGAATTTTTTATAATGACCTCTCTGTATCATTAAAGTTGGTTCATCTGGAACTAAACTTAGAACTTGTGTTATATCTTGCTCATATAATTTATTACTAACATTTTTTTGCTCTAACTCATCACCAAATCTATTAACAATTATGTACTCGTCAACATTTGGTATCTTGTCGATAAATTTTAACGACTTACCTCTACATAATATTGCTATACTATTTTCTACTGAATAACTATTTTTGTCAATAACCATTACTTTTTATTATATATACATAAATATAAACTTTTTTTCATAACTATAAAACTTTTTCAAAACTACCCTCTTAGTTTGTTTCTTATTTCCTTTTCAGATGAAGATACTGTTCTTTCATACTTACCAAGCATTGTCTGAATATTATTACACCTCTTTTTTAACATATCCATAGCTACGACTTCCAAACTAGATTTTTGATCTGTTCCCCACATATTATGGTCTAAAGTTATATGTCTTTCTATTATGTTAGCACCTAAAGTAACAGCAACCATACAAGCCTCTAAATCTTGTTCGTGACCAGAATATCCTATTGGGACATTATATTTATCTTGCATCATTTTTATATTATTTAAATTCAAATCTTCTTCTGGAGCTGGATAGGTTGAATTACAATGTAATAAAGTAAAGTCACTTTTTCCTAAAACATCCACAGCGTGGTCTATCTCTTCTATCGTGCTCATACCGGTACTTAAAATTATTTGTTTTTTCGTTCCAACTGTTGCTTCTATCAATTCATCATTAGTTAACATAGCAGATGGTATCTTTATAAATGGTACATCATAGTTTGATATAAAGTTTACACTATCTATATCCCAAACTGATACTGTCCAATCCATCGGTTTTTCTTTACAATAATCATTAATATAATCATACTCTTCTTTACCAAACTCCACTTTGTGTTTATATTCCAAGTATGTTATTCTACCCCAAGGCGTATCTCTTATAACATCTTTTTGGTGGTCTGGCACACACACATCAGGATTTCTCTTTTGGAACTTGACACAATCCCAAGAAGTCGCAAAACTAGCATCAATCAATTTTTTTGTTATGTCAATATCACCATTGTGATTTATACCAATTTCGGCAATAAAATATAAATCATCTAATGTTTTAAAATTTACCACGATGTCCACCCCCCATCTATTTTTAAGTTTTCACCAGTCATATAGCTGGACTCCTTTGAGCATAAAAAACTCAACAAACCATTTAGTTCACCAACCCTCATCATTCTTTTCATAGGAGCGTGATTACTATACTGTTGAATAAATTCTTCATCTTGATTAAATTCAACTCCGCCAGGAGAAACACAGTTCACTCTAATATTAGGAGCTAAATGTACGGCTAAATGTTTAGTCAATTGTATTACTCCAGCTTTAGATACACCATATCCAATGTGTTTTTCACCATTCGTATACATACTTGGTATTGGAGAACCACAACCATATGTTGAAGAAAAATTAACAATAGAACCTTTGTTGTTATTTCTAGCAAATTCTCTACATACAGAAAATAAAGATGTTAAGTTTACCTTTAAGTAATCGTCAAAAGAATCTAAAGATATATCAAATAATGTCTCACCACCATCCTTACTTATGTGATGATTTAAAGCAAATACATTGATTAAATAATCAGCTTTATTTTCTTTGAAAAAATCTTTTACAAAAGACTCATCGTTTAAGTCGTGACCAAGTGATAAATCACATTCTTTTACTCTATCAGTTTTTTTGAAATAAGATGTAACTTCAGTACCTATTAGACCAGATGAACCTGTTATTATTATATCTCTCATTAATCAAAATACTCCAATGTTTTTTTAAGAGCATTTACTTGAACTTTTATTTCATTATCATCTTTTTGATTAGTTGTAAATTGCATTAAATTTTTTTGTAGTTTTTCAGCAATAGGAACATCACCCCAACCTATTTTGTTATCTTTAAAACAAGGTTCTTGGTTTTGAGTTTTCCAAGCAGCATAAATCCCATCGCCACCAAACTCAATATATTTTTTTCTAAAAGTTTGCCATTCAATACCGTATTTTTCACCATTAAACAAAGCACCAAATGTATAATAAGAATTAATAAAACCATCAGGTGACTTCTGTGGTTTCAACAAATCAGTATTACTATCGAGTATTGTTTTTAAATACGAATTGCCAGCTTTAATTCTCTTATCACAAAATTCTTCCATTCTTTCAGTTTGAGCTAAGGCAACAGCACCACATAACTCTGGCATTCTGTAATTGTAAGCCATAACATTGTGTCGTTTCCAATTAGGATCTTGAAACTTATCTCTTGATATTCTAACTTTTCCACTACTAGCAGTTAAATTTTTAAATCCTACACCACCAAATTGTCTCATACTTTTTGCTAATTTTTCATCGTTAGTAGTAACTATCCCACCATCACCACACGATAGATGCTTTGAATTTTCAAAACTCCAACTACCTATATGTCCGATAGTACCTGATATATCACCATTATTATCTTTTGCTAAAAAACATTGAGCACAATCCTCTAATACATATAATCCATACTTATCAGCAATATTCATTATAGAATCCATATCACACATTAAACCATATATGTGAACTGCCATTATAGCTTTAGTTTTATGTGTAATTTTATTTTCCACATCTTTACAATCCATAAGAAAAGTATCTTCTCTGACATCACAAAAAACAGGAACTGCACCTGTTTGCCATATTGAATATCCACACATAGCAGGTGTTAATGCGGGGACAATAACTTCATCACCAACTCCAACTCCAAAGGCATTTAGAGCAGCATGTAAAGTTGATGTTCCTGAGTTGAAACCTATAGCATATTTTTGATTGTGTTTTTCTGAAAATAATCTCTCTACTCTCTCAACCATAGTCCCATCTTCACCAGCACTAAACCCACTATCTAAAGTCTTAGTTAAGTAATCAGTTTCATTTCCTCTAAATCTCCAACCCTTATCCACACCTAATTGGTTTTTTTTCCATTCTTCTTCTCTAAAATAATTTATATCAACAACCGACTCATTTTTTAAAAGATAATTCAACACATCTTTAAATGTAAAATTATCATTTAAATTTTCTATCACATTTTTAAAGAACTCAAAATCTTCTTGATAGTCTAGTGTCATTCTTATATTTTGTTTTTTAAAATAATGAGGCACATCTGTTAGTTGACTTACTTTAAAATCTTTATTTTTTAAAAAGTTTACAATTTCATGTGGCTCAATAATTTGGTCTTTTTTAGCTTTTATAACTTCTTCTAAAAAATTATCTTTAAAACCATAAGTGTCATTATACAAACCTTGACCGTTAACAAAATCACTATCCTCTAATTGTTCAAAGCATAAGTCTGCTAATTTATGGTCATAAAATAAATCATCACCATCAACAGTAACAACAGATTCAATAGCTTGAAATGTTAATAAAGCCCACCACCATCTATCGAGTTTGTCATGTTCACTGCCCCTAAAAACATCAATTCCATTCTTTTTTGCAATATCATATAAAATATCATCTTCACTCTTCAAAGTCGTACATAAAACAATCTTATCAGCATATTTTGATTTTTTTACACTATCTATGACATACTCAATAGTATGTTTACCTTTTATTTTTAAAATAGACTTATTAGGTAACCTAGATGATCCAGTCCTTACTGATATGAATATAGCTTTAACCATGTTTTTGACATGTAAATTTTAAATGACATTGACCAATTCCAGTTGTAAAACCATCTTTTGGATCTCTACAGATGCTTTCCATGTAGTCTTTTTTGTCATCCTCGGTTCTCATAAAAGTATATCTATACGTAACTTCAAAATTATTTTCTTCAAATAGTTCTACCCATTCATCATCTATAATTGGATCTATATGTAAATCTTTAATACCATACTCAACTAAAAGTCCATTATGAGACTCTGTATGTGATTCATTAGTTAAGCAAACTTCACCAAATAATATACCGTCTGACTTTAATATTCTGTTTATTTCTTTAAGAGCTGGCACTCTATCTTTAGGAAATAAATGTTCCAATACGTCTGCTGTATGAATAACATCAAAAGTAGAATCTTCATAGTCCATATCAGTTACAGAGCCTACTATACAATTCGCAATACCTTTATCATTAGCTAACTCTACGGCTTTTTTAGCAATATCAATGCCATGTAATTCACATACAACATTTTCCTCATTAACTCTATCATTGACTAGTGTAAGAAAACCACCACTTGAGCATCCAATGTCTAACAGTTTCCATTTTGAGGGTAGTGATTTATACCACGATTCGTCTAACATCCTTTTTATGGACACCTTATTGCCTTCACCAGGATTGTATTTATAATTATCATATAAATCATTATATATATTAGAATATGTTTTAAATTTATCACTCATTTTATATACTCCGATTATCTAATTTAAAAAAACTTTTATTTTTAAAATAGACTTATTGGGTAACCTAGATGAACCAGTTCTTACTGATATGAATATAGCTTTAACCATCATAATGGAAATTTCTTACTTGTGTACATTTCAAATTGTTTAGATGCTTGTAACCTAGCCAATTGCTTTCCTGTATCTGTATCCACTAAACAATCAATCCATTCATTAGACTTGGTATGTAGTGTGTACTTTAAACTTTCTGGTATACAACTATAAATAATTGATTTATGTGTCATACCCAATCCCATATGAATTCCATTTTCTTTTCTTGTTCGTTGTTCTATTGTAAATCCACTTTTCTCAGCAGCCCATTTTACAGCTTTAGCATAACCACCATTACCTAATATAACCAATGGTTTTCTATTATCATAATCAGATAGGAATTGTTTAGCAGCCCAAGCATCTGTATTATATGCATGTAAACGACCATTATTATTAATAACAGTATTAGCAGCACCTATCTCCTTAACAGAATCTTCCATATCATGAACATACTTCAATACTTCTACTTTATATGGCATTGTTATAGCAAACCCTTTAATACCTAAAGTCAATACTGCATTAATAGCATCCTCAATGCTCCTTACTGAAAAAGATTTATATATCTTATTCAATCCATGATAATAGAATGCTGTGTTCATCATCTGACAACCTGTGTTACCAGCATCCTTAGCAAATGAACAGTATATCTCTGTATCTTTATTTATCCAATTCACTCAACACCCTTTCAGTTATTTTATTTGAACTCAATCCATATTTTTCGTATAAGTCAGCAGGTGGTGCTGATTCAGGAAACACATCATTGAGTCCAATTCGAGTTATTTTAGTTGGATGTTTTTCGGATAATACTTCTGAAACTGCACTACCTAAACCACCAATGATTGAGTGGTCCTCTATTGTAAATAGGTGGTCGGTGTGTTTAGCAGAATCCACTACTATATCTTCATCTATTGGTTTTAGTGTTGGGATATTTATAACCCTTACACTCATAGATGTTTTCTCTTCAATGATAAGAGCTGACTTTAGAACATCACCTAATATACAACCAGTAGATAATAGAGTAATGTCATTACCTTCTAACACAATCTGTCCTTTACCAAATTCAAATGGCATTTCTATATCCTCAACTGGTTGTCTACCTAACCTCAAATAATATGGAGAGTCCAAATCTGTTTCACACAAATATTCAATAACCTTTATTGCCTCCGAAAATGTAGCAGGATTCAATATTTTCATATTAGGTAGTGCTCTCATAATACTAACATCTTCTAACCCCATTTGAGTTACACCATCTTTACCAATAGCCATACCAACATGAGTACCAACCAAAACAACTGGTCTATTAGAATATGCTATACTACATCTTATCTGGTCATACCTACCAGTAAGAAATGAACCAAATGATGCTAAAAATACTTTATAATCATATTCAGAAATACCAGATGCGACTCCAATCATATTAGCCTCAGCAATACCCATCTGAAAGAATCTATCAGGATGTGTTTGTCCAAAACTAGCAATCTTAGTAGCCTTACCTAAGTCAGCATCTAATGCCACTATATTATTATGTTTCTCACCCATTACAGGTAAGTGTTCTCCAAATGCTTCTCTTGTAGCCCTCATCTTAAACTCCTAACTCTTTCATAGCGATTTCATATTCATCTTCCGTAGGAACTTTACAATGCCAACTTGGATCTTCCATAAAAGAAACTCCCTTACCTTTAATAGTATCCAATATAATACATTGTGGCATATGATGTGTAACATTACCAACCTCTAACAATTGAGATCTGATAGCATTAATATCATGACCATCTATAACATTACAACTCCATCCAAATGAAGATATTCTTTCTTGTAGATTATCATACATAATACTAAAATCTTTTGAGTATCCGTCATTCTGACCTTTGTTCCAATCGATAATACATACTAAATTATGTAAATCAGTTTTTGGATAATACATCAAAGCCTCCCACACTTGACCTTCTTGTAATTCTCCATCACCTAAAACACAAAATACAGTTCCTTCTTCATCCCTTAGTTTTTTACCAAGTGAGTGTCCGATAGCGATACTCAATCCTTGACCTAATGAACCTGTTGTAGCATCCATTAGTGGCAATCTTAACTTATCAGGATGTCCTTGAAGTGGTGAATCAATTTCTCTAAATAAATCTAAATCATCATCACTAATCTGACCTAACTCGTGCAACACAGCATATATAATTGGAACAGCGTGTCCTTTAGATAAAATCAATTTATCTTTACCACCAATATCATAGTCTTCATACAGTACAGCAGTTAGTTCAGCCATAGAGAAAGCCCCACCTATATGACCTGATTGTTTAGCTACAACCATGTCTATTACTTTCTTTCTTAGTATGTTTGGATTAATTTTCATTGTGTACTTTCTCCTTTAATAACCCCACAGAGATATGAGTTATCTTAGACAAAATATCTTCGAAGTGGAAGTTATTGTTATTACCACCTGTTTGACCAGGAAATTCTGATGTACCTTCAAGTGATATAGTTAAATCAGCAAAGTCATTACAATTATTAACTGAGTTTCTTGTAACTAATATTGTTTTCATACCTCTATCTTTAGCAACTCTAAATGCTTCTAAAACATTCTTAGAATTACCTGAACCAGACATGCCAAATACAATGTCACCCTCAACACCTTGATACTTTAGTTGTTCACTAAATATAAATCTAAACCCTAAATCATTACCGATGCCAGTAATACTAGCTTGGTCACTACACAAACTAACACATTTGAATTTGTTTCGTGGAATAGTCTGAGCTCCTTTATCTTCTGATACGAAAGGATGCATGTTCATATCTACAACTAAGTTTTGGACAGATGCTACATTTCCACCATTGCCACAAGCAAATATTGTTTGTTCGTTTTCATATGCCTCGAAAACCATATCAACAAACTCAACAATCTTTTGTGTTGGTATGTTGTTAAATACCTCTACCGACTCTTGCTTGTATAAATTTATTAACTTTGTTTTTTTCATAACCACCTCTACTTATAAATTTTGATAACAAATATTTACCATATAAAAATAAAAAATTTCCATACTTACCATCTTTAAAATTATCATACAATGTACAAATATTCAAATATTGTAATATACCTAATAACTCAACCTTACTCCAAATATAATTATTTTTGTGACAAAAATCAAGAAAAATCTGGTTAAAAAATACTAAATTACTTTTCGCATAAAAGTTTAAGTTTGCTGTGTTGGAAGTTATAGTATAATCAAACATATCATTCAAAATACATTTACCATTTATTAGTATGGCATGATATAATTTAGCTAAATCATAGTAAGTGTCACCTACTTCTAAATTACTACCAAATTGTTGTCTCCAATCTATCAATACAAATTTATCATTATCCTCATCATAGAGTATATTTTCTGGTTGTAAATCACCATGAAAGTGTGTAGGTTTACCATTAGTAATTAACCAGTTCCAATCAATTTCATCTAACATATCTTCAACAGGTCTAACACTAATTCCATTTATAACAGAAATATTATCAAGTTCCGAACCAGATAATGATTTAATCCTTTCCTTAGTTTTAACTTCATACATGTTTTTACAATCTTCAAAAAATGTATCGCTTGGTTGTTGAGTAAACCATAACGAAGATTGACACTCATCTAAAAATTTTTTCATCAAACTTTCATCTGAAATATTAGATAGTAGTTTACCACGAATATAATCGTAGGCATACATATTATCATTAATCACTTGGACATCAGGACAATTTTTTAGATATTTTAATCTGTCAACTCTCATCTTAACCTTTTGTATATTGTCAAAATACTTTATGACTTTACCATTATCAATGAAGATAGCCTCATCACTTTTGTTTGCAACCACATCGTTTGGGAATGATTTTTTAGTCTCCATATACGATTTATTATTACCTGTATCGTACCATGTAAAATCTATAATATTCATTTTATCCAAACCTATTATACCAGAATCTACTTGGTATTCATTTTTAACTACCGACTTCATTTTCAACTTAGTCCAAAATGTTTTATAATCATAGATTCCACACATACCTATAAATGCTTTATCACCAACACCATAGTATAACTCATCAAGATGCTTGTCGCCTCTAACCAAACAATAATTTAAAGAAATTTCCTTATCTATTTTTGATACACCAATCCAATTTTTATCTTTTGGTAGAAGATAAAAATCTTCATCTACTATAGTATCTACAGCGGTATACATAAAAGAATCTTGTAATTCTTTTTCACAACACAACAAACTATAACCAGGACCAGAACCTTGTTCATCATAATTATCAACATAAACGAAAGTTAATTTTCTATCACTATGCACATACTCAACATAACTTCTTACTTGTTCAGCATTATAACCCAAAGCAATTACAATTTCAACTTCACCATTTACTTTATCTATTATATGTGATATAACAGGTTTATTTTCTAATGGTAATAACGCCTTATGTAGACCAGAAACATTTGTATTTCTAGTCCCACGACCAGCAGCTAATATACAGAATTTATTCAATTAGTTTCCTTCGTGCTCTGTATTTATTTTACCACTTCCTCTATCCGAATCATCCTCGAATCTAATACAATCGTTTAGATGTGCAGTAGAACATTCAAGTGCAGTATAATCTGTTGTAGCTATAACTCTATGTTTAGTCTTTAATGGAACACACCAACCATCACCAGCTTTATAAGTTCTCGATTCCATTGTTCCATCTTCATTTTGCAATAGAACTTCAGCCTCACCTTCAATAACATAATTGGTTTCTACTTTTTTCTCATGCCATTGTAAACTACTTTGGTAGCCTTTGTTCATGTGAATTAGTTTATAAGCATAATGTTCATTTAATTCTAACCATAGTTCATATCCCCATGGCTTCTCAACTCTGTATGAACTAATGTCCAAACGATGAGATTTGTTCTCATCTATTTTATCTTTGTATTCTTCCAATGCTTCTTTTACCCAAGCATCTTCAATGTGACTATATTTCGACATCTTTAACTCCTGTATCTCGTTTCAAATTTATTGCAATTGCAGTATCACCATTTCTATGTGGCTTTAAATCATTAATTAAAACTCTTGTGCCACCACCGATTCCCATGATTAGTCTATCGTAAATTATACCAGCTTCTCTTAGTTGTCTTTCTGTTGTTTCTCTCATACCTTCTTTTCTACCAGTGGTCAATATAATCATATGACCAGCCTTATCCCAATCCCATAATTTTTTTAAGGTTTCAGGTAATGGTCGCATGACTTTTTTATCGAAATCGTAATCACCCATTTCTGATGAATATGGATAATGACATAAAGTTCCGTCTATATCACAAAATATTGTTTTTGGTTTATTATTCACTTTCTAATTCCTTTAAAATATCCTCTTCAGATAAATTTCTATATCTTATTATGTCATAATCAGTTTTTCCTTCTTGATTATCAACCATAGCTGGAGTATATGTACTAAATGATTTTTTAACTATATCTGTTGATAATAGTCCTAACTTTCTTAAATGCCACACCATTAAAAAATGATTTGATATCGTATTCCATTGTGGGCATTGACCTGGTAAAGTATATTCATCTATTTTATCAAATAAAGTTGTAAAATTATCCATATTTTCAGAACTAGATGCGAAAATGTGATCTAATATTTCAATAGAAGTATGTTTTCCCCCATCAGGCCATCCATAAGTAGGTTCATCAGGAAAAATTGGAATATGAAATTTACTGTATTGATACAACCATTCCAATTCATTCATTTTTACCAATTTACTAAAATCAAATGGTTTATTAAAACACAAGTCAAATCTAGCATTAACAACTAAATCATATTTAAAATTATTCTCTTTTTCATATTCACTTTTAAGTTTCATCACCTCTTTAAATCCATACCACCTACTTTGATATGCAAATACTCTTCTGGTATTTCCATATTTCAAGTGTTCCGGACATTCAAAGTCAATTTGTGGTATTAATTTCATCTTTTTGGGGTTTAATTCTTTTTTGAATTCATTCTCTTTATCTGTTTCCCAACTAAAAATAAAAATATCTACATCATTTTCATCTACTACATATTTCCTTAAAAATTTAGAAGTGTATCTTAACGCTAATCCTGATAAGTATTTATAATCATCCTTAGCAGCAGAATCTACATTTTTTTCTGTACCAAATCCCCCAACTAAACCATTTATTGTATAAGCTATTCTCATATTTTACCCTTGTGTTTCATCGTGATGTGAAAGTGAAGATACACATTTATTACAAACAGGATGTTTCCAATATTCGCCTTTTCTATGTATATCTCTTAAAAATTTAAGTTCTGGACTTTTCCAAGTCTCTTCTATAGTTCTCATAACTAACTTACTCTTATCCTTACTTGATTCCAATGGTGATTGTCTCTCACCAATATTTTCAGTTGTAGAATATTTTACATCCGGTTTTGTGTTACTTTTCAGTTTAGCTACAGATAATTCCGCACCGAAAAAAGTACAACAAGGTAATATATCACCATTGTATCTTATTGCCATATGATTAAATGGCTGTGGACACTTAAATTCCTTTATTCCCGCAACCTTAACACCTTCTGTTGGTTTCACAATATTTACCAAATCTTGTATCGCAACAGCATCAACTTTATCTTTCCAATACTCAATAAAATCTTCCATCTCATGTTCATTTGTATCTGTTTGGACAAAATTAACTCTAACAGTTGGTAATTCGGATTTCATTTCACTTCTAATTTTCATAAATCTATTAACATTAGATATTACCTTGTCAAAATTACCACCAACTCTAATTATATCAAAAATTTCTTTAGTAGCAGCATCTAGGGATATTTGTAGTCGTGTCAAACCCGAAGTGATAATTTCTTTTGATATTTTTTCAGTTAATAATGAACCATTAGTGCTCATATATATATCAAGAATACCAGCATCTCTAGCATAAGTTATAAACTTAATTAAATCTTTTCTAATTAATGGTTCATTTATATAATTTAGTCTAATACACTTTAGTCCTTTTTTAACACCTTCATCTATAACTTCCTTATAAACTTCAAAATCAAACCAAGTTTCTTTGCCATATTTACCAGTAACTTCTTCACTCCAAGTACACATTGGACACCTAAAATTACAAGAATAATTTAACTCAAAGTCTAATTGAATTGGAAAGTCTGGAACAGGTCCTAACTCATATGACCTTTGCCATAACTCTCTATAGTCATCATAGGCATCAGAGTCTACATATTTTTTTATTACATCATGTAGATTTTTACTTTCATAAACTCTAGTTATATCTTTTTTATTTTCTGTTCTTGGCATACTATAGTTTCTTCTTAAAACATTTTGCCTATATCAAAAAATGTTGTTTTTGGTTTATTATTCATTGAAAAAATTATCCTTAGATGTATACCAATCTATTAATTTTGGTAAAGTTTGTTTCAAAGTTCTTGTCGGTAACCAACCCAAAGACCTTAATTTATCACTATTTGATAGGTAAATTGGATCTTGAAATAATCTATCATCTACATACTCTACACAATCATTAAAATCCTCTCCCATATCATCACAAATCATTTTTGTAACTTCCAACACAGTATAGGATTCATCCGTAGATACATTGTAAATGTTTTTATTTACACCTTTATCCATAACTACTTCAACAGCATCTACAAAATCATCTATGTTTAAAAAAAATCTAACTTGTTTACCAGAACCATGTATTGGTAATTTTTTATTATCTTGTAACTTACTAATAAAATAAGGTATTAATTTATCAGGAAATTGCATTGTTCCGTATGTATTATTTAGTCTAACAACTTTCCAATCTAACCCATAACAATAACCATAAGCATGTAAAATAGATTCACCACTAGCTTTAGTAGCTGAATATGGATTTGTAGGTAGTGTCATAGAATTCTCATATAAAGGCTCTCCGTTTCCGATTACTTCATCTGTGCTTAAATGTAATAAAGGTGTTTTTGTCTTAATACAAAATTTACTAAGATGATGTATTCCCAAAATATTAGTATCAATAAAATCTGTTGGTCTTTCAAATGACTCATCGACATGAGTTTCAGCCGCGGAGTTAATTACTAAATCAAAATCAGAATCAAGGACTTCGTAAACACTCTCATCTTGAATATTACCAACTATAATTTTAGGATTATATTTTTTAGTATTTACTCTGCTCAGACAAGATGTGTGACCACGATTGTCTAATATTATAACATCATATTTTATATCTATAAATCTATTCACAATATGAGAGCCGATAAATCCAAGTCCACCTGTAACTAGTATTTTCACTATACCACCTCAACAGTATTTAAATTTTTAAATATGTTATACCAATGTAAACATAGTTTATCATAGTCATATCCATCTATAAATTTCTTTCTAATATTTTCATTTATCTCAATATTCAGTTCATCGAAATTTGATAAAATGTAATCAATTTTTTCTTCTAAATCAGACCAATCGTATTTTACATCAATATATGTTTGACCGGCTTCATATATATCTGGTATAGTTTTAACTAAATCATGATTAGGTTTTATCATTATAGTCCCATACTGCATACATTCAAAATCTCTAAAACAGATTTCACCCATACCAAATGGTGAAAAAGATATTTTAGAATTCATTAAATTTTTAATATATTCCTCAAATGGTAACCTATCATAAATCATATTATATTTTGATTTTAAAGGTTCTAATATATCCCATAAACCATTTCTATGAGATGTGTAAAGATGATCATTTCTACTTTTATGGTCTTCATTGTAATTATGCTTACCTTGAAAAATAGCACATACATCGATAGTTTTATTTTGTTTTATTGGTTGAAAATTTCTATAATTTTGTACAAGTTGTCCTACATTCCAACCTGTAAATTTTATTCTATTCCACAAGTCATCGGGAATATCATATGATAAATCTAAATCACTACCACTACCCCAAAACCATTTATTGTGAGCATAAGGAACTTTATAAGCATTTTGCGATGGCAACATTTGGTTTTTAAACAAGTAAATAGCATCACTTTTTTCAAAAACTTCATAACCACCCATTAGTGATGTGGAATCCGAACCCTCAAATAAAAAGTAATCACCAGTTACTTTTGATAAATTTTCAAGTCCATAGTCAATACTATCTTGTAATGTTTTTTTCTTATCAATAAAATCATGCATTCCAATAAATAGATAATCAAAATCATTAGAATTAGTGAATTCAATACTATAGTCCCTCAACATATTTTGAATAAAAAAAAATGGTCTAAAGGTAGGTTCGTTTCTATAAACCGTAGGATTTTGTATTTTTATTTTAATCATCTAAAGAAAAATTCTCATTTATAAATTCTTTTACCTCAACCCAACCTTGTCTTGGATATTTACTGTAAATCTTTTTATCACCAATTTTTATTGCTTTCCTCAATACTTCTTTCACTAATTGAACACTCGTATCATTTCTGTGTCCTTCATAAGAAAGTTCAATACCATGTTTATTTTTATGCTTCATTTTATATTTCCACTTATTTCTTCATTATAAAACTTATTCTGTTCTACTTGTCTTTCTATTGTTTTGGGATGAATGATAGAATACTTTTGTTCTACTGGTAAGTGAGCATAAGTCTGAAAACCCACTATTTGTTCATGTACAGGTTTTTCCCAACGAATATTTGGTCGATTACGAAAGATACGACCTTGCCAATCAGGATAGTTTATCCATCCCCTTTCATTTACTTGATACCCATACATTCTACAATGTTCTTCCGTTATTCCCTCTACAGTATTTATTCTTGGAACATAAATCAAATCAACCTCGTTACCTTCAAGTATATCGTGTATATCTTTCATAAACCAATGAGATACGATTTCATCCGCATCTAAGTTAAAACTATAATCACCAGAACACATATTCTTAAGATAGTTTTTTTGACTAGCAAAGTCATGTAATAGATTTCGTTGGTCTAATACAATACCCTCTGCTGAAGAATAATAGTCCAAAATAGCTTTAGTCTTTTCCTCAGTAGAGTAATCGTCTAATACAACAATCTCGTCTTGTGGTTGTTTAAATTTTACTAAAAATTCTAATAACTTTTCAAGAGTGTCGGTTTCATTATGAACCAATATAGAATAACTAATTTTCATTGATATAATTTAATATAAAATGGTGATATAATCAAGTAATAAATTTTAAATTAATTTGTGTAACTTTTAATGATGTCAAGTTTCCTATTTTATAGGCTCTATATGCATCTTTGAAAAATTTATCAGCTAATATAACATCACTATAAAACCTTTTAGTAGACATAGCAGACCTTTTCTTTGGATTAGAAATTTGAATACGAAAGTAATCTTCCGTTAAGTTAATTAAATTCTCCACCTCATCCAATTTAGTTTTTTTAAAGTCCATTACTTGGAATAATTTTTTTAACTTCGTTGGGTTAAGATAATTTAAGTTTAAACCTTCAATATTTTTTGTCTTGTTGTTTTGATGTAAAAAAAGTAAAATAGGACGAGGATCCATAACACCTGTTTCAGCATAGTTAAAAGTAACTATCATACCAGGTAGTAGTCTACGAGGTGGAACTGTTTGAAAGGATTTAATTATCCTTCTGTTGTTGTACCGTCTCGCCAATTAAATTCTCCATTTTTTCTACCATTTTAAAAGCATCACCAAAGGTTGGAACTACTACTTCTGTTTGAGGATCTTGATGGGCAAATACTCTCCACTTCAATTTTTTTTTATCTACCAAAGGAACTACTTGATAATTTTCTGTCGTGAAAACAGATGGTGCCCAATACCTATCTTTTATTTTTCTACAGATATCTTTAAACTCTTGTGGAAATGGATTATCACTTATATGAGTTTTCATATTGTTATTAGAACCAAAACCACAACCCAAACACTGCATATTTTGTTCTTCATCACCAAGTAATATTAGAGTGTCTTCTATATTTTCTTCTTCACCATCAGATAAACATATAGGACATTTTACTCTTAAAACAAAATCATCGTACATCAAGTTACCTTTTTAAGTTTAGGTAATTTTATTTTTGCTGGTTGTGGTGAGTCACCACCTACTTTTTTAAGTTTTGGTAAGTTCAAACTCACGGCTTGTGGTACTTCTTTTAACACATCATTAATAATACCATTAAATTTATCAGCCATAGCTTTCAAAGAAAACTCTCTTCTATTTCTTTTACCCAAACGAGTAGCTTTCTTTTGTATTAGTTTTCTTTTTTTATGAAAAGTTCTTATCTTTCTAACTACATCGGCTTCATTAACATTAAACCATTTACTTGGTTCAACTACTATAGGAGGCCATAAAGCAGACTTTGGAACTTCTTTTAAAAATCCATCTATCAACATAGATTCTGAATCGGTAAGGAAGTCAAGATGACCACTCCATTTAGTAGCAATTACAGGTAAATCACAACAACTAGCCTCTAACATTGGTCTACCAAACCCCTCACCATGAGTACAAGTAATGAAAGCACCAATCTTTGGATGGTTGTAAAGTGTTGACATCTCTTCAATGGTAAAGTCACCGTGTATTAAATAAATATTGGGTAGGTCTACTCCTGTAAACATATCTTTTACTTGTTGTATTTTCTTTTTAGTCTCTTCTCTATCAAGAAGACTAAAATTGGCACCATTAGTTTTAAGAACGAGTGCTGGTGGATTAGATATATTAGCAAATGCTTTCAAAAATGATTTTATTAAAACTCCTATATTTTTTCTATCTTCACCGAAACCACCTTTACCCCATTGTCCTACATGAAGATAGGCAAAATCTTCTTTAATAAGTTCATTTAATTTATCATATACATCTTTTTCTAATTCATGTTTTTGTTTAGGGGAATATATGTCTGTGTCAACTCCTTCAAACAACACAGCTATAGGTTTTTCATTCTTTATCTCACCAGCTTTTTGTTTTTGGCCATTAGGTAGGTCTTGCATCTTATCATATGTACAACGATTAAAAGTATCTGCTGTAAATTTAGATGGAACTATGTTAAAGTTCATTCGGTTTATACCCTCTAAAAATTCAGGAGACACAACATCTGTTTCTACACCAGCAGTTATACCAATATTAACCTTAGCACCATTTGCAAACTCATTAGGTATTCGAATATCAATAAGAACATCTGGTTGACCTTGTATTTGTTCTTGATTTACAAAACTATCTAATAACTTTTTATGTCTTGGAACTTCAGGTCTAAGATGATTTCGTGGTGTGTTTCCCCACTTAACATCAAGGCATTTGATATCCAAATCTTCTCTATCCATAATAGAATAAAAAAGAGAACGAGCATGGTCACCATAACCACTACGGGTATTAAAAGGTGCAATCATAACTACTGAACGTTTCATACTGCCTCCATATAATATTTAGGTTGTGGTTTCCAATTATCAAAAGCACC